ATTCCGAAAATCTGCATCACCCTCTTCACTGTCCGCTTCGACGCCTCTTCCGCGATCCTTTCCATCTCGCCCCGGGTCGCGCGGTTCGCCTCCTCTGCCGCTTTTTCAGCGATCAGGATAATCTCTGCCTCGCCGAGGATTCGCTTGTTGGGTTCGGGCATCGCTTGTTCAATCTGGAAATCACGAACTTTAGGACGTGAAGGAAGGCTCGCTGCCTCTTAAATGAAGGTGCAAAGAACGTTGACGTTGGTGGCCGTGCCCTTCGTGAGCTGGACTTCGATGAAGTCGGCGCCCCGCGGGTTAACCACGATCGATCCCGGGACATCATCCCCTTCACCGATATTCACGATATCAGCATCACCAGAGGACACAACAAACGTGTCCGCCACCAAGTCCGAGTCGTCCACAAGATCGCTGCCAGCCAGCCCCGCCGTGGCACTCAGGGTGAAGTCGATAACAGAGAGCAGCGACGGCACCCAGAGCGTCTCGGCCCCAGCCAGCGTCGACCCCACCGCATCCCCTACGGTCTGCACCTTGTTCCATGTGAGAATCCGGGCCTGCCCCGCGTTGCCGTCCGCGCCCTCTCCGAAAAACATGAGGCGAGAGAACGACCCGCCGGTGCTCTGCACGCCATCACCAGACGGCTTGGTCGCGGTGAGCGCCGGGGCCGTGTACGCGGCGTCAGTGACGCTGGTGGCGTACATTCGCCGCATAATGCGGGGAGGAGTGTCAATCTTGACGGACTGGACCATCGGGGGCCTCCTTAGCGATTCGAGGACACGCGAACGGCGTCAACCAGGATTTCGTTCTCCGTGGTACCCGAGTCACGCTGGAGGTAAACCGCCGGCTGAACAACGGCGCCCGAGGGGATATCGCTCATGTCGAGCTCGGCCACGGACTCGTCGTCCACGAAGAACTGCACCCGTTTCGTCTCAACCACGCGGATGAGAATGGTGTGCCAGACGCCGTCCTCAAGATCCACCGCAGAAGTGGCCGCCCCAACGGTCGTGGCGTCATCAGTGTCCGCAGCGACGGTCGTGCCGTCCTCGACAACCAGCAGAGCCCGGTGGGCGATGGTGGCGATCGTCGCGTTGTAGGCGCTGGCCAGGCCGATCGCGACCCGTTCAGAGGCCGCCATCGAGGTGCCGCCATAGTTGACCTTCACGCGACACTCAAACTCAGTGCCCGCCTTCAGCGGTACCATGAGCTGATCGCCCCAGTCGGCACGGAGGATCTGCTCTTCGCTCGTGTTATCGTGTGTGAGCTGCACCTGCCCGCCGGCCGCGTCGTCCACGTAGCCGGTGACCGGGGAGCCAGCGGCTGCCACCGCCGCGCCGATCCGCCACGGGGCCGGGACGGTGTCGCCCGACTCCAGGAGGAAGTCCTCGAGGTGCGAGAAGCCACTGTCAATGGACCGCTCGGTGGCCATCTCTTGTTCGATGAGTTGCTTGGTTTGCGCGGGATGCGGCATGATAAAATCTCCCTGATTGGTTACTTCATTCTACTCTGGCGATGGGCCTAACTACTGCTCACGTCGATTGAATCGTGAAGATACTGGTTTCTGGCGTAGAACGACCTCTCCGTCGCCCCGCCCCGCATGTACCCCAGGTTCGCCTGCGCCGCCCCATCGCGGATCTGCATCCGGCGAAGGAAGTCGGACGCAAGCACCGGCACCATGCGGGTTGAGACCGATCCGCGACCTCGATCCGAATCCAGAATGCCGAGCGTGTACTGCCGAACGACCTCAATGAGTAGCGGGATGATCCAGTTGGGAACGTTCGCCACGTCCGTCGCGCTCGACATCGGCTCCCACCCGGCGTTGTAGTCGATCACCACCGGGTTGCCCGTCACGTCGGCGTTCGGCGTCGGGAACAGCTCAAGGCGGGGAGCCGGCGGGGAGGACGTGACATCAGTCTGTCCCGGCCACGTCACGGCAGCGTAGAACATGATGCTGGTGATCTGCGCCGAGCCCCGCAGCCAGATGATCCGCGTGAGATCGACCAGCTCAAACGACCGGGCGAGATTGTCGCCGAAGGTCGCGGACTGGATCGAGCGGAAGTCGCTGGGGAGGGCCAACCACGACTGATCCGCCACGAGGGTGAGATTGACGGGGTTGCGGTCGAGGAACCGCCAGTGAGCCATGGAGGCGAAGAACTCGCCGGCCTGGTTCACTAAATCCACTGGTGCAATCCGCGGATCCGCTTCACCATGAATCGCGTGTTCTACGTGATCCTCGAGTTGAGCGAGCGTGATCGGCATGTTCGGCCTTTACCGGGCAAGCCGGCGGTTCAGACCGACTCACTCTTCGTGGGACTGTGAATCGTGTTGACGTTGTTCTTGGGCGACGGGCCACCACTGGTCTGCTTCTTGTGGTTGTTCGCAGGCTTGCTGGTCTGCGCACCTCCGTAGTAGCCACGGTCTCCCTTGCCCTTGTACTTGTGCATGCTCTTCATGGTGTGCTCCTTGTCGTCGATTGTAGAATCAGCGGTTCGTTGAACGGCAGGCCTTACGAGGCGCCGCCGCCGACGGCCATGCCGTTGAAGATCGCGGGCCGGGTGGCATCCGAACCGCTCGAATTGTCTTCGAGCAGCAAGGCCAAGACGGCCTCGCCGGCACCGATGCCATCGAGAGTATTCGAGGCGTTGGTCCCGGAGAGCTGGTCTCCGGCGGACGTTCCGGTAGCGACCAGGACATCCACGACGCCGTACTGGGTGAACCAGCCGACCGCGTCATCCGCGACCGCCTCCGTCGCGACCACGAAGACCCATCCTTCCAGATGAGCGGTGGCCGGGGCGATGACGTTGGCGAACGGGTGAGTGGACTCCTTGTCCGTCCGCGCGTTGTAGTCGCTGTACGCTTCCACGTCCCCATCGGAACCCGTGAGGTCGAGAGCGACCACGTCGCCCGCGCTCAGAGCGCCCCCGGTGCGATTAACGCACTGGGTCTGCTGGGGCTGGAAGTCGTCGTAAAATCGGCTGCGAATGCTCGTGAACATAATGCGTCATTCCTCTCTTGGCGATGGCCTCAGATCATTCCTTGACTGACGAACCGCTCATTAGCGGGCGGAAATACGACCCTGCCGGCGACGGCTACGCAGGAACAGGTTGTGCCAGGTGAACTTCCAGACCACCGTCTTGTTCGGGTGGTCCGGCCCGCCTGGCGTGATCCGCTCATAGAAATACTTGTCCGAGTGGATGAACGGGAACAGGAAGGCGAGGTTCAGGAAGAAGTAATCCGGCTGCCCCTCAGTCCAACCCTTGTTGTTCAGCTCGTCCACCGGCCACACGGGGACGCCGCTGTAAAGCGGAGCCACGATGCGGGGATCGCTGAGCTGGCCCATCCGGTCATTGCTGGCACGGAGAGCCCGCTTGTACTGGTTGACGCCGTCATGGCTGGTGGCGATGACCTGCGCGTCGTTCCGGTTGTCCTCGCCGTATTCGGCCAAGGGGTCCGGGAACTCGTACTGAACGTTCAGGATCATCTCGTCAAACGCGGAGATGATGCCCTCTTCGCCAGTGATGTCGGTGGCATCGTAGTCAGAAGTCTCGTTCCGCCAACGCTCCTCGTTCGACGGGCTGATCGTCTCGACAGTCGTCCAGTCGGACGTGCCAGAGGCGACGCCGCCGTTGGTGCTCGAAGGAGCCAAGCCGTCACGAGTGACGAAGGCCGGGATCGAGTAGGGGAGGCGGGCCTTGTCGTCGTCGACGGAAGTGCCCTCCATCAGATCGGAATCCGGGTCCGCCCACATGGCCTCTTCCATGCGGTTGACCTTGCCGACCATGCAGCCCTGCTCAAGGGAATAGATGTAGTCGACGAACGACTCGGAGTCGCCGGCATTAAGCTCGGCAGCCTCTTCGACGATCGGGTAATGGTTCTGGAGGTACGCCCAGGGAACGGTCACGGGAGTGACGGTGTCCTTGGTCGTTACGGAGAACCGGTCCAGCGGGTTGTAGTAACTCGCGCTGTCCGCGGTGTCGAGCTGGACGTGGTCCTTGAGCGACTCGCCGCCCTTGAACGTCTGCTCTTCCCCCTTCATCGCACGGCTCAGGAAGAAATACGACCGCTTCGTCGCCTCGTTCAAAAGCGTCTTGCGGTCAACGATCCGGTTTTCACGGGTAACCTCAAGAAAATCGCGAATCTCAACAGACATGGCTTGCCTCCGTGCTTGTGGTTCCGGTCAGCATCCTTGCCGTCCGGTTTTTTTATCCTCACCTCATTCTACCCCGGTCGATCACATTACCGGTTCATGGCCTTCGCCACTTCTTCCGGCGACTTGCCTTCCTCGAGCATCCGCGCCTTCATCACCATCGACTCGCGCTGATTCTTCGGCCGCTTGTCACTGTCCTGATCGCGCGACGGCTGCCGTCCAGTCGACGGCCGGCCGCTCTCGACCGTCTTGCTCTGGAGAACGGATGCCTCAACCTTCGCCCGGGCGGCGTGATCCGGCACGCCGAAGACGATGTAGGCGGCCTCCTTCAACAGCTCGGGCCAGTCAACGTGGCCGCTGTCATCCTGGTACGACTCGGGATCGTGGCCGTAGAGGCGCAGGACGCGCTGGTGGACCTTCTCAAGGTTGTGCTGGTTGGTGCTCAGCTTCGGGAAAAGGCGCTGCAACTCGTCGTCCGCACGGTAGGTGTCCTTGATCGCGTTCATCTCGGTCTTCGCTATCTCGGCGCCCTCAAGCTCCTTGCGACGGGTCCGCTCGCTCTCCAACTCCGCCTTCACCTCGCTGATGTTAGCGTTAGCACTGGACTCAAGATCCTCCGCGATGTCGGAAAGGAGGTCGCGGAACATGCCCGCGTGCTCGCTGAACAGCTCGTCCTCTTCGAGGCCCTTGAGCTTCTCTTGGATGACCTCCCGCACCTTCGACTTCTTCTCGGCCGGGGCCGGCTCGCCGCCCTTCGTATCGACCACCGACTCGTCTTTGTCCTTTTTATTGCCACCAAGCAGGCCTGGCTCTTCGTCTTGGATCTTCGCGAGCTGAACACGGAGTCGCTCAAACTCTTCATGCTCGCGGCTCCGATTCGCTTCCCGTTCGTGCAGCTTTCCAGCCCGCCGATACAGGATGTCGTCAGGAAGACTGTTGATTTCCTCGTCCGAAAACTGAGCGCGACGGAGAGCGTGTTCGGCCTGGTCCCGAGCGGCCGACGATGCCTCGTCATCGCCCATTGCCCCGACCTTTTCGGAGAAGGACTTGACCTGCCCGAGGAACTCCCGGGCGGCCTCGACTGAGGAATCATCGTCGCCGTTATCGGTGGTGTCGGCTGTCAACCCAGCACCGCCGGACTCGCTGCCAGCATCCTTGCTGATCTCCGTCGCCTGCTGTTCAGGGGTGCCGCCGGCTTCGGTCGCTTTGGCGCTTTCCGAGCTGCCGCCATCCGGTTCGTTCTCATCAGCCGCGGGCGCGTCATCCTGACGGCCCTCGACTCGATCACGCTTGTCTGGTTGCTTGACCTTCTCGAAGGCGTCACGCATCTCCTTCTTACGGTCCTTCGCAGCCTTCGCGATCATGGAACGATCGGACGGCTTGACTTCGGAGGCCGCGCCTCCATCGTCCGCTGCCGTATTCGGTTCCTGCACAGCCGTGTCAGTCTCAATTTCCGGCATCTTTAATCCTCATCAATCTTGTTGTCGGCCTGGCCGGCCCGCTCCTTGCGAACGGATTCGGCGAGCTTGGCCGCGAGCGTCTTCTTTTCGTCGCTCATGTTGAAATCGACTTTGCGGTCACCGAGCTGCTTCCGAATCTTGCTGATGTGCAGATGCGTGAAGTCGCTCTCCTCAAGATCAGGCGTGAAGTCGCCCGTCCTGCTGTCGGCAGCATCCGGCACGTCCTTAGGGTCCGGGTCGCCGCGGCCGTCCGGATCCGGGTTGCTCGGCGTCGGAGGGGCCGGCGGCTTCTGCTCGGGCGCCTGGGTCGTCACGCCTGCCGGGGCCGGCGGAGGGGTCGGTTGGGGCAGCGGCATCTGCTCGGCACGAGGAGCAGAGCGCAGCTTCTTCCTCACGCCCTCGACCGCCTTCTGAACGTCATCGCAGCGGTAGTGACGGGGGTATTTGCTGGTCGAATCCTCTTCGGGCATCCGCTCGCCGAAGTGCTCCCGCAAGAGAACGAGGCAGTCGGCAGAGCCAACCCGCCTGACGTTCTTCTGTAAGATCCGGTCAACACGGGCGATATGGTCCTTCAACTCATCAACGGTCGGCATAATTCAGTCCCATTCGAGGCCACGCTGGCGAGCAAACTCTCGCTCCTGCTGGCGGTTTTTCACGACGCAACGCCCCTTGCTGTCGTGGTTCTTGAAAAAAGGATCCCGGGGCTGGGGGACGCGAGAGACGTAGGGAAAACCCTTGTTCGTCTGGATATTGGGGGATCCGGCCGACGACGTTCCCTTCCATCCCCCCTCCGCATCCAGGCGAGCCCAGATGGCCTTGTCCTTGTCGATCTCAGCTTGTTCTTCGGGGGATAGTTTGGCCACAACCCATTCTACCCCGGCCGTTCGAGTTGCCGGCGGCAACCATTGGTTTTTTGCCAAAACCGAAGTTTATCGCACCGCATCGGCGGCTATCGCCTCCGGCGAGCCCTGGTCCGAACTCCGCCGGCTGGTCGGCAGCGCCTGGGGCTGAGGCGACTGCGGACTAGAAGCCATCCGCGCCTGCTGGCCTTGCTGAGCCAACCGGTTAACCGGAGACTGCTGGCCCTGTCCGGCCTGTCCGGGCTGGCCGGCCTGTCCCGGCATGGCCATCTGGCCGTCGACCTCGTCGCCCGTCTGAGCGTAACCGGGGCCGAAAGTCTGAGCGTAGTACCGGTTCAGATTGTCGATCTTGAGGATACTGCTCAGGCCGCGGATGTTGAGCGGGTCTCCGTAGCGGTCCAGCAAGTCCTCCCAATCGACCCACGGCGCCTGGGCCATGAGCGGGGCCGCCTTCGAGATGTGCTCGAACATGATCTCCATGCGGCGACGCAGAACCTCCTGATCGACCCGCTCCATGCTGTACGGGGAAATCTCGAAGTCGTAGTCCTCGTACTGGGCACGGTCGACGTTCGGGGTGATGAGGTACGTCTTGCCCCCATCCACGGGGTCATCGATCGAGGTCACCGGCGACTCAGAAGGCCCGCCGGCAAACAGGACGCGAGGGTTGTGATACAGCGCGTTGCGCACCTCAACCGGATCCATACCGTACTGCTGAGCGATACGGGGGGCCTGCTCTTCCGGGGGGAGGTCGGCCGGCCGCGGCACGAACTCCTTGGCCACCTCCGGGGGCATGGGGGCGATCGCATCTTCCATGTGGAACAGATACCACCCGGCCGTCCGAAGCACCTGCTTGGTGTCCTCAACGAACCGGCGGCGATAGTGGCTGGTCCGCACGTCCTGCTCGCTCGTCGCATTGTTGATCGCCGTCGCCGTCGCGTCGCTCTCGTCCTGAGTGAGCGAGCCGCGTGCGATCTCGGCCAGCCCGGAGTTTCTCTCAAGGCGGGTGATCTCCTGGGAGATATATTTGATCTGTGTGTCGGTGATGCCGCCTAGCTCCATCTCGGCAAACCGGCCCTCGGCCACGCCATCCATGAGCTGAACTGACCCATCGTCAGCGTTCTGGATGACCTCCGCCATCTGAGGGTTTCCGGAGTCCACAGCGATGAACTTCTTGTGCCGAGTCATCGACCGGGCCGCGGCGTTGACGTGCTTGTTGACCTCAAGAACCTGGTCGTAGATCGCTTTGAACGGGCTCAAAGGATACGTCTGACCAGGAACGTTGTGGAACCCGAACATCGTGTACGGTCCCCACGATGGGCCATAGAACGGCCGGGGGTCGCGAACGTACTGGCCCGAGAAGGGCGTGCTGTCCCCCTTCTCAGAGGCGTCGTCGGCAATCAGCGTGAAGATCGTCCCGTTAGCGAGGTCGCTGTCGTCCGTCTGGATCTCCGGCACCCACAGGTCGTAAAGGACCACCTGCTTGCGCTCCACCGCCCGCTCATGGGATCGGCGGTCGCCGTAATAGTCATTGGCTCCGGATCCCGGCACCGCCTTCGCCTGCACCACCTCCGCCTTGAACTCTTCATCCTCGAGAAGGTCGTCCAGGTCGGCAACCCAGGAGTGGCCGGCGAACCGAGCCTCGTCCGGGTGTGATGCGGTGGGGTCCAGGAAGAACCTGGATGGGTCGATACGGCGGGCGTTGGGCAGGTGAGGGATCAGGCTGTCCGCGGTCTTCACGCCCTCATAGCCCGGGTACCGCTCGTGGGTGGTCATCAAAACGCCGTAGGAGAAACAGGCATCGTCGAAAATCTGGCTCAGGGTCACCCACAAGCTGACCTTCTTCGACCACCAGTTGATCGCTGACCGCATGGCCATCGGCGCCTCGCGCGGCACGCCAGAACGGTTACTCTCCACCTCGACGGCCGGGTTGTCGAACACCACCCGCGGCTTCATGGCATGGATAAACTGCTGCCAGTGATTCTCCGGCATCGGGTGCTCGGGAGCCTGCCCTGCCCGATAATTCGACCCGTAATACTGCTGGATTATCTCTTCAACAGGCTCCATGATCTCGTCACGCAGCTTGATTGCCTTCGTCACCTCGTCGTGAAGGCTTCTTGGGTCGCTTTTAAGCATGGGGTTCTCCTTGGATCATTGTACCCGAAACGGCTCCTCTGGCCGTTACTCGTACGGGTCGGACGGGCGCATGAGGCGCTTGATTCGCTGCTCGATCTTGTCGTGCTCGAAGAGGTCCGGCCGCGGGCCGCCGTCGTGGCCGGCCACCGCACCGAACTGGCCGATGTCGTAGGTCGACGCCTTCTGCTCAAACACCGGCGCCTCGCGCTTGCCAATCACGCAAAGGCCATAAGAAATCGCCGCGTCACCATGCCGGGCCTGGGCGCCCTTCGTCTCGTCGCGGATCTCGCCGGCTACGATCTTGCCGGCATCGTTCACAATCCACTGAGTGCAATCGTCCAGGCCGTCGGGCGAGAGCATTTGCACCTTACCGGTTCGCATCTCCTTGTCCAATCCGGAGAAGAGAACCTCGCGGGTGCCGTCCGTCGACCACCACCCAAGCCGATTGCCGGCTTTGCGAAATCGCGTGCTTTCCTGCCGCTCGTAATAAACGAGAGGGTAGTTGGTCTTCGCGATCTCGTGAGCAAAGCTCATGCCCGGGCTATTCCGCTCGAAGATCAAGAAAGCACAGCCGACCGCCCCGGCAAAGAACCGACCGATCTTCACTGCCTCCAGGGCCAAGTCGTTCGGTGCGGTGATCGAGTCCACCATCTCGGCAACAACCAGACCCGTGTGCCGGTCCATGATCGCACCCCACGAGTTGGCGCCCTCTACGCCGAACGAGAGATCCCAGCCCTGGACAAAGTTGGTGTCCCGCTCCGGCCGACCCTGATTGTTCAGGCGAACGCCGGCCAAGCCATCCCGAGCTACCCACATCCGCAGGCGGCCACCTTCCTTCTCCTCGAAATCCCATCCGCCATCAGCGCTGCCAACAAGCTCGCCGACCATGTCCGGCGGCCGAGAGTCCTCCCGCATCCTCGAGATCGACTGCGGAGAAAGGACGAGCAAACCGGATGTCTCGTGGTCAATCAGCCAGTTTTCCCGAATCTGCCTGGTCCCCGCGGTGCCCTCGGCCGCCGACTCCCGGGCCACCCGAAAGGCATTCGTCTCCCAATACCACCCACCGATATGGCCCGTGATATCACCGTTCGTATCGCACACAGGGCGTCGGCCGAAGCCGATCTCGGGATGATCCCAATACCCCAGGGTGATGACCTTGAGGTGAGGGTTCTTCCCGGACTGGTTCTGTTTGATCTCCTTGGAGAACTGTGTGCCGGGTCCGTTGGGCGTGCCGAGCTTTATCAGCGTGGGAGATACGGTGTCCACCGACGTGCCGAGCTTCTGCTCATACGGGAACCGAGTCGCCTCATCCATGACCACCACACTTGCCCGGGTCGACTGCCCGAAGTCCGGGTTAGCCGACTCGCCCCAAATCACCGCGCCGTTACCCCGGTTCTCGATCTTCGGCGGCCGGCTGGTGACGTGCCACTTCGACCTCCCGCCGGGGAATATCCATGGCGGCAGCGTCTTCCGCTGAGCCTCGATTCGACCGAAGAGACTGTTATGTGTCCCGTCGGAAACGTGGGACAGGTCGCGAGAACCGAGCAAGGCCGAGAACTTCGGATGAAATATCGCCCCGTGGAGGATCAGCGCGAGGTTGATGATCGTCGCTCCCTGGTTCCGGCTTTTGTCCACGTCGACCTTGCCGCCGAACGTGTACATGCTGAGAGCCACGCGCTCAACCATCTCGTCCTGGGCCGGCCAAGTGATGATCGGCGCCTCGGAACGCGGGATGAGGTAATTGCCGGTCTCGTTACCAGACTCGTCATACTCAAGCGGCCAGCCGTCAAAGGCCATTTCGGGAGAGACGGGGATCGGGTGCATCGGCGTCGATGCCGGGCGTGGGTGGCCGTCCTTGCAGTAGTAGAAGGACCGGTAGGTGGTGCAAAAGAGATTCAGGAATACCAAGGGAGACACGCCACAAGCGTCACGCAGATAGTCCTGCAACGACGCATCTTTCTTCGCCGCCCCGCACAACTCGTACCGCTGAGAGATATTGTCGACCAGACGCTTCGCTACCCGCACGCCGGTCTTCGGGCATTCCCACACGTCGCCCTCGTAACCGTGAGGGTGCGCCCGGGGCAGCGCGGTGGCCGACAGGTCGGAGGGCAGGCCGGCGGTCTTAACGTCCGGAGGGAAGCCAGCGATGGCCGCGATCAATTGTTGCCCTCCTCGTCGTCGTCCTCTTCGTCCGCGTTTTCGTTTTCGTCTTCGGTGGACTCGATTTTTGGCACGGCCTTGTTCACCTGAGCCAGCATTTCTTCCTGACTCCGCTCGTGCGGTCCGCCGTGGATGCTGACGGTGTGGTCCATCTTGTCCCCGAACTCCGGTAAGAGCTGCTTGGCCATCCACCGCCGATGGTTCGCCCGCTCCTTGTCCCGCATCACCGCCACCTTGTCGTCCACCCAATCTTCCGGCTTACCGGTGGCGTCCACGATATTCTTCGCCTCGTCCACGTCGCAGAAGACGGAGAACTGCTTGGCCTCGAAGAAGCGAGACCGGAAGTCCTCATCGCGCTGGAGGTAGCGGTTCAGGGTGCGCCGGTCCATGTTGAGCTCGTCGCAGACGGCGCGGATCGTCTTGCCCTCCGCGGTCAGGTCAATCACCCCGCGCTTGTTGTACTCCATCCGCTCATCGTTTTTACCGTTCCGGCCGACCATCGCAACCTCCCTGATCTCGAGCGTGAGCCATCAGCTCGGCGAAGTGCTTGCTGCGATCCGGGGTTTTCGACTCCACGATGTCCCGGACCTTGTCTGGATCCATCTTACGCAAAACCTTGAAGGTCACGTCCATCTCTTCCTGGTGAACCATGTGGTTCTCGGTTTCCTCCCACTGCTCCGTCGCCTCTCCGTTCTTGAGCTGTTTCTTCATCGACTCGTTTCTCGTCCGGGCCAGGCCAACGATCTTCCGGCTGTTGTTGATGCACAGCCAGCAGAACCACGTGCTGAACCTGCCCTTGTTCGGGTCGAAGCGATCGAGGTAGATCCACGCCCTCATGCAGGATTCCTGAACGAGGTCGTCCACGTTCATCATGGGGTCGCTGACCACGAACTTGTTGATGACGCGGCGAGCCAAGAGAACCCATTCCTCATACGGCAGTATCTCGTCCCACTGCTCTTTGGTGAGATGAGGCCCGTCATTCCTCAAGGCCTTTTCCTCCGCGGTTTCACAACCCATGCAAAAATCCGATCGTTGACTGCACTCTACAGATGCGGTACAATTTGGCCGATGTCATCGAAATCCCATTCCAGAGTCCCGTACCACGAGACCGTGAACGAACAAGGCCTCGTTCTGTCCAACACCCGCTGGCGAAGGTGCAATCTCCGAAAGACGTTCAAGAAGGAGATGAGCAAGGGGTTGATCGCCAGATCGTCCTGGCCCGTTGCCCAACAGTACATCATTCGGACGATTGAAACAGGGGCACCTCTGGAAATTCGTGCGACAGCTCTCAAATCATGGCACCATATTGTAGCCTTTGCGTCGCTCTCCCCGTCCTTCTTCTGTTCGGCGCCGTGGTCGTTGATTGCCGAGAAAAGCGGGACGACCGCCAAATTCTTCCGGGAGTCGATCCTTCCTGAACTCATCAGCTTCGGAATGATCCGCGTCTTCACGGGCGACTGGAAGGGCCAGGGGGTCGAAATGCTCAAGCCGACCGTGCCGACCGACAAGCACCCCAACCTGATCCGATCCACGAACTACGACCGGCCCCTGATCGAGGAAGCGAACCCGATCGACAGCCCGCTGCCCATCGAGACCCTGCGAGAAAACCCAGCAAAGGATAAACCATGAGCTTCGTCAGAAAAAACCGCGGCTACCACTACCTCGTCGAATCCTACCGGACGGACGGGACGGTTCGCCACCACAACATCGCCTACCTCGGGAAGTACGCAACGGTCGAAAACGCGATCGACGGGCTCCCCAGCGAGATATCCAGGGCAAATAAGCGGATGCTCTACTGGAAGGGCAGGTCCGACGAGATGCGCCCGCTGCTCAAGAAGGAGAAGATGCTCGGCAAGAAAGACGGGCCGGGCCCGGTCAAGCCGCCGAAGCAATCGCCCCCGTCCGCCCGCCTGAACCGGTTCTACGAGGCGAAGACCCGATACGAGATCGAGGACCGGCGGCTTACGGCGCTGAATCGCCGTTTGGAGCGGGTGAAGGCCTATCTGGCTGCCGCTTGACCAGAGAGGGTGTAGATGGTAAACTTCAGTCGGCGACTGGATGTTACCCACTACGCCTTTTTTGTTATAACCCGTTTCATGTCAACTAGTTAGGAGCCAAAGATGAGGACGATCTTAGGAGAAGAGCCGTGGGGAGACGAGGCGCCGAAGAAGGCGCCGAAGAAGGCGGCCACTTCCCGGCAGCAGAGGCTATTCCATGTGGTGTCCGTTGAATTCGGAATGCCGATGGCCGGCAGCAACAAGAGCCGAATCGGCAAGGTCGCCCGGAACCTCAAGGAGCACGAAGAGGCAGAGGGCATCGAAATCACGGGCAAGGAGGTGAAGAAAAGGATCCGCCGCTTCCGCCAGCTCTACAACGGATGCACCTGCACCCCAGAGGCCCTTGAGAAGCACTGGTCGATCTGCGGCACGCAGAACGGAGACAAGCGATTCGGCGGGCCGCGGGACTTTGAGGCGTCCGACGACGATCGGAACGAGCTCGGCATGGCCTCAAGAAAGACGCCGGAAGAGGTCGAGGCCGAGGCGATGAAGATGTGGGGTCAGGAGGCCCCGGAGAAAAAAACTTCTGAGGGGGGTTGCGTCGGCGAGGGACGGCAGTAGAATGGGTGGAGTGCTCACAAACATCCATCAAAAAGAATCAATGCTCAAAACGAATCACAAACATTGGTTCTCCGATGCTCGTGGGCACACACGCAGCAGCAGTAGAACAACGACCCGCCCCGGTGAAAGCCGGGCGCGGGTTTTTTTGTGGGCCCGTAGCGGAATTGGTAAACGCGGCCGGTGCGGGCATGGTATC